CGGACTTTTTCTGACCCAGGAAGAGCGGGGAAAGAGCTTCCCAGGCCAGGTCGCAACCGACGAAAAAGCTACCGTCGATCTTGGCAGCGCCGGTTGCGAGAATTGGGCGGTGCTTTACCCCGTTCAGGCACACACCCTCATCATGGACGCGATCGACCAACTGCGTCCATTTCTCCCACGCCTCCCGCTTTTGCCAAGGCTTAAGGCCGCGTAGGGAAGCCTTGAAGCCCTTGAACGAGACAACTGCAATAGAGGCTCGTTCTGGCAAAAGAAGGTTAATGGGCGCGCCGCGCAATACCAGACTGCCGTCCGGGCGCAGCGACCCATCAATTCCGCACTGGAATCGGGGTACTTCCAGGCGGTGGAGCTGCTTCATAGGCAGTCTCCTTCTTATAAAGTACGCCTCCCACATCCGCATCCAATGATGTCGAGCGGTTGCCGACCCTTACACGTACCGACACGCTTGCCTTTACCCATGCCGATACCCTTACACGTGCCCTTAACCGCACCTAAACACGCATACCAACACGCACCACTACGCCAGGAACATGCGATCGCAAATGCCCGCACTTGTAACGAACGGATGGAGCATGAGTGAGGGGTTGATTGAGGGCGCGAGTAAAGATGCGAGTATGGCGTTGAGTATGGTGTTAAGCAAGGGTGTGAGTAAGGATGTGAGTAAGGGTATGAGTAAAGGGTATGAGTGAGAGTATGAGTAAGGGCTGAGTAAGGGGTATGAGTGAGGGTGCGAGTGAAGGGTTAAGTAAGGGCTGAGTAAGGGGTTAAGTGAGAGGTTAAGTGAAGGGTTGAGTGAGAGGTGCCTGCGATCGACACCTATGATGCATGAGTAAGGGCGCTCCTGTGGGTACCAATGCCAATCAGGACACAATTGAAAGGTATAGAGTAGCCATAGCCAAATCATAGGAGTGCAAGCGCGGTAAAAGTGCCAGTACGGAAAGGGTGCCAGTACGGAAAGGGTGCCAGCACGGAAAGGGTGCCAGTACGGAAAGGGTATCGACGCGGTAAGGATGCCAGTACGGGGGAGGTGCCGGTACGGCAAGAATGCGGGTGCGGGACATTCGATCCCCATCCCTATTGCCGTGGGTGTAGATACAGGTCAGCACGCAGGTAAGGGCGCTCCCGTGGGTGCCGGTACAGGTCAGTACGCAGGTAAGGGCTGTAACAAAAAACTAGTGCAAACATCGATGCGAGGGCTAGTGCAGAACATGGGACGAGGACACCCCCACCCACACTCAGGGTGGGAGGGACTGGAGGGTGAGAGTGCTGTGGCACGTAGGTTGCGGGGATGGGGGACTCTGGCGATCGCCGCCGTACCCGCACCTCGCTCCCTCCCTTCCCCTCACCTCCCACCTCCCACACTCCCCTTCCCGTACTGAGAACCAGTCGCAATAAGGTATGGGAAAGATGCACCTCCTTTTTTTCTGCCTGAGAATGAGTCGCGGTGGGGGAAAAACACCCCCACCCACACTCAGGGTGGGAGGGATAAGCGGAAACGGGATGGTTCCGGCGCTGGCACCGGCAGTAACGGGTATCGTCATGACATCGAAGCTAACATTCCATATGATGAATGATTTTCTTATTGCATTGCACGTGCAGTGTTCTCGATTGGCGCGTCCGCGAATGGTAGGATGGCAGCGACGGGAGCGGAAGAGGATATGGGAGAATGGCGGCGACTAGAAAGAACGAGCAGGAGATTGTATGGCTGTGCTTTCTGAAAGGGATTCCGGTGCCGAGAGGGAAGTGAGGCCGGCAAGCGAGAAGGAGCAGCAAGAGCGGCTCGTCGAGATCGATGATGTCGATATTGACGGAATGGTGCAGTTGCTGTCCCAGAAGGTGAGGCAGGTACAGGCCGATGACGATGGTACGGATGGCCGACGAGGGTGCTTATGACATACGGACGCGGAAAAGGGTTGCTGGACTATTACGACCTCGCAACCGGAGAGTACCAGGCTGCACGGCAAAGGAAGCCGCAGAGGGCGCAGTGGATGGACGGGCTGCAAGATGCGCTGAGCGTTGCAGGCTTCTTCCCCGTTGTTGGCAGCGTAGCCGATATTGCCAACAGCGGCATCTCCGCGTTGAGGGGGAATTGGGGAGAGGCGGCGCTCAATGCCATTGCCGCCATTCCCGGCTTAGGAGATGTCGCTGCAATCCCAAAAGGTATGGGCGCGGCAGGCAGGATTGCACGCCGTTTCCCTTTCCTGTATAAGTAAGCCGTAATGGCAAGTGATGGGTAAAAGCAACGCGGTAGAGTAATGGATTACATTCCCCCTACATACAAGCGAACGGGGAGGGTTGCCGGAAAGATGCCCCTCGCAGCAATATCCTTTGAGGAATCGATCTTGCCCGATCCCTCATCCTACGGGATATTCCCCAGCGCATACGACGACAAAACCAGCGGGCAATCCCTAAGTACGTGGATGGGCGGGTAAAGGTACGCGGCGATTGCATAGGGTAATGGTGATGCGCATGGAGCAAGGATGGGATGAGAAACTGGGTGGCTGAGGGGATGGATTGGGAGATGACCCCCGAAAGGTGGCGATGGAGCGAACCGCATGCGTTCCGGTGGGGAAGCGGTCTGCGACAAGGGATAGATTTAGATCGTGACTGGGGTGAAATCCAAATACCGAGCAAAAGACAGAGTGCAACACAAGAAACACTTTATGAGACACCAAGCTTTATGAACCCAATACAGAGAAGATACTACGCAGGAATTGGTTCGCGGGAAACGCCCCACGACGTGCTCAACCTCATGACCTCGATTGCGGAGCGGTTGGAGAACATGGGCTATATCCTTCGCTCCGGTCATGCTAGGGGTGCTGATAGGGCATTCGAGCTTGGCATATCCAACCCGTACATGGCACACATATACCTACCATGGGATGACTACGGGGTAAAGCAGTACAAAGACGATCCCGGAATGCCAATCCGGGGACTCAGAATTGCTAAGTCCAGGAAATCCATCCTCGAAGACTACGAGAAGATGGTAGAGGAAGGGATCGTCAGCCCAAATCTTCCAGAGGCGCATCGCCTGCTCCACGGTCGCAATTACAGTCAGATCTATGGCATGGGGGCGGAACCTCACTCGTCCTTTGTTGTCGCCTGGACTCCAGATGGGGCGGAAACTCTAAGAGAACTGAGCAGGGACTCTGGAGGAACTGGAGTTACTATCAAACTCGCCGCCGACTTTGGGATTCCGGTATTCAATCTAAGGCGACCGGATGCAGTTGATAGGCTGTGGCGGTTTGTTACCGTAGATATGGGGCAAGTTCCGCCTACTATCGTATCCACGGGTAGGGTTGCGTCTCCCGTCAGCGCCATAAAGGAGATGCTGATGTCCTACAAGGCAACGCCGAACCAGCTATTACCTTTGCTGGCCAAAGAATACCCGGAAGGGGCTTCCACGCTCGACCTAATGCGCGACTACATGCGCACTGCTACTACTCGTAAAGCCGGGTATGCAAATGTAGGGGATATTGTTAGGTTCACTGATGGGAGTGAGACGCTGAACCGGCTCTACGAGGTTGCTGAGGTAGACAGTGACATCATCAAAGATCTTCGCGATTACGCTGGCTTTCTAAAGCAGCAGCTTGAGGAGCAAGGACGGATCGATACCAGCATAAAGTTGTCGCCGCAGGTGATCAGATGGGCTGCATTGGAGGGATGGCATCCGCTTTACGCATTCAGCCCCTCAAGTCCGTTTCTTCGTCAGGTGACAGGCGATAATTCAGCACAGTACAGGTTCATCCCCATCCGCACTGAGGGCGAGCGGATCCTGCGCGATGAGAGAGGGGTACCTATTATCGATCTGCCCTCTACTACAATCATTCCCATGTCACAATACCAATCCTTGAGCAAGTGGAGGCAAGAGGTACCGGCATTTGCGCAGAAGGAGATGACTCCATACGGTCTCAATGCCCTGATGCGTACTGCATGGCTCAACCCGCAGAATGCTTACATCATCCAACCGAGGCCGAGAGCTGAGATAGATAGGATGGTGAATGATGATACTGCCTTGTCCCTACTCCTCGCTCCCCCCCAAAACGTTGTCATGCCTGATGCGCTAAGCGAAGCTGTATTCTAATACCCGCTCATGCCATCACCAGCGCAGAGAAGGCGACGGACTGCTAGGAAGATCTACCTGCTAGAGCAGTACCTAGCAGGTGCTATTCCCTTGCATTCCGTCAAGGTGACTGGTATATCCGACCTCAGCGACCGTGGGATTGCTGCTGAGGTGGCGCGATTGCGGTCCCTGTTGCAAGGGCGTGCATTACCTGAGTGACATAGTACATCTGGTGCCATTTGTGTGCCAGGGAATCGGCTAGGGGAATGCCGCGGGCAATGGCAAGGTAGTAGAGTTCCTGTATGTCCGTCTCCCGTCTCATGATCTCCGACAGGATATCGCTGTCCGTCCACCGCCCGTACCGATTCGAAATTGGTTGGGGTGACGTGTCCTCGTATGCCTGCTCCAACGCTTCATCCACGCGCTTGCGTCGTTCCTCTGACATGCGAGTAAACTCGTCAGGCGGGGGAATGGTGCGCCCTCGTCCCTCCGGGTTGGAATCCGTGCGGCTGGGGTAGTAGGCGCTTACATCCTTCGGTGGGTTCAGCGGGCGACCGTCAAGCGTCAAGCCTTGGTCGTGCATTAGGGCATCGAGCGAGTTGCTCATACTCGTAAGTGGCGATGGTACGATGCCATTATCCACGGCGATTGAACCGCAGATGCTTGCAAAGTTCTTAAACAATTTCCGTTCTGGTTTTGATTACCAGGCTCGAAGGCAACAGAATCCCGGACTGACGATAGGTCTGTACGCGCAGAAGTCCATCCCCGTTTCCCTGGGCTTCAACTCTGGAAGGCTGGCTGCTGGTATTCTGACCGATGCCGTGCGCCAACCTTGGTGGATGTACAATCACCCGCTCGGTATTGCGCAGATGGTGGGAGCGAACCTGGCAAAGGTTCCTGGGATGCCTGAGGGGTACAACCAACTCGGCGGGACGTTCCTCTCCCTTGGCGTGCTGCCCATCCTCAGCGGCAACTTCGACGTAACCAACCTCGCGCAGTTTGGTAGACCTGCGGGCTATTCCGCGTTGTTCCCGTCGCCGCAAGACCCGACCCAAACCACAAATCCCCTAGGGGAATTTGTGGGGCGCTATTTCCTCGGACGCAGGGGAGACGTTCTGCCTTACGAACAACTGATAAAGGAACTGCCAGGTACCAGCCCAGAGGAGTACGCCCGGTACAAGGATACGATGTCGTTTAGGAACAGGGATTTCTTCGGTTTCCAGGACGAACCCATCATCCCTACCGTTATGGGTATGGCAATAGGTGCGGGAGTCGGCGCTCTGAATGCAAGAAGGAATACGCACATGGAACTCGACAGCAATCCCATTGGCCTTAAGCAGTTCAGAGGTAAGGATGGTTCTTGGCAAACAGGAGACTACGACCCCGATAATGGAATCATGGTCGATTACGGAAAGAGAGTCCCAGAAGAACTAATGGAAGTTGCCCGCAGATACGAGGAGGAGGGATGGGTACCGGAACCTCCTAGGGATGGTACCTACGGCATGGTCTTTGGCGCTAATAGGGAGTACAAGGAAGTGCTTAACGATGATGGGATGAGTTTTCCGGGGTACGGGCGGTTCAAGCGCATCGCCTTTCCCATCGTTGGAGCTATTGCCGGTGGATTGGTGGGGTCTGTAGTTCCTATCCTTACAAACTTGGGTGTAATACGCAGTGGCACATCTCTCCAAGGAAAGCCATCCGTTGCACTGATGGGGTATGAGGTTCCCCTCGATGCAATTGTAGGAACCGGCTTTGCTGCAGCGGCAATGCACTACGGCCTCAAGAATGCAATCAGGCTGGGGCAGTTTGACTATCCAGGCGTAAATCGGATTATGTCTTGAGTACTTGCGCTGGAAAGGTGCTGGTGGTGTAAGGGTGCTGGTGCGGGTAATGTAAAGGTGTCTGGTAGTGTAAGGGTATTGGTACCGATGCAGTACGAGTACCGGTGAAGTACGGGTATCGGTGTAATGCAGGTACCGGTAGTGACGTAAAAGGTTAACTTATGGATATTGGTACGCAATTACAAGACCTTACCAACGCCCTAAAGGAAAGGTGGGCGATTACCGTTCCCCTGGGAGTGGCGGCGATCGGAGGTACCGGTCTAGCCGTCGCAAACGCTATGGGTGCCAACGACCCACCCTCAGCCAATGACGTTACCTCGATGCAGCGGGAGCAGCTACGGCAAGTGTCCTTGGATCTCCCCCCTCTCTCAACCTACGGTACACCATTGTCAGACCTAGAGCGGTTGCAGCAACGGGTAAAGATCGCCAAAGAGCTACAGGATTATCCCGCTACTCTGCAAAAGGCCGTGCGAGACGTGCAGGTACAGGCGCAACTTCAGTTCCTCGCGGCACAGAGCCTCGGTAGTCCCTACTGGACGTAATGCCGTTCGCACTATCCGTACTGTAAAAGTTTGAGGTTTGGAGATGAAGCAAAAGGGAAGGTTGGCAAAGATCGTCAAGTTTTTCCAGACTAAGACGGGGGAGGAAGTCCTTGAAGGAACTCTCGGTGGTTTGCTTGCAGGGATTCCGATGTTTTTCTCAGGTCAAGACCCGCGTACTGCTGCATTGGCCACTATCGGAGGAGTTGCTGGTGGAATCGGTATCGGAATGGCTGGTAGACGCTTGGGCGAGTTCATAGGCTCTAGGCTGCATCCCGAACCCCTTGCGGATCAGGCCGGGGTTGCGACATTCCTTGCCCGTGCGTTTGGGCAAGAAACTATGGGTAAGGCGCTGGAGCAGAACTTTGTCTTTATGCGCGAGGCAGTGAAGAACGCCATGCTAGATAACCAACTCAAGAAGATGGTCGAGGATGGACGCATCAGTGAGGAACTGATGGCAGACCTGAGAAAGTACCAGACGCTTTCCGCCATTGCATCCGCTGTCAACGATATGCCGTCGGAGCAGCGCAGGCAACTCCTTCAACAGTTCGATACGTACCTGACTCAGGCAGATGTAATAGCAGGGGGAGTAAACGATAACCTACGTCGGGCAAGGGAATATGCGGACAGAATGAAAGAGGTTGGGATGTGGGATGCCGTTGCAGCACGAGAAGCAGCGGCAAACCTTGATGAAGGGTTGAGGGAATTTGCAGAGAATATGCGGAAGATGGGAAATGAATGGGCGAGCGATTCCCAACCCTTTGACCCGAACAGCATCGCCGACTTTGTTCGCGGGGTGGCAGATGGCAATATGGAGAGCATAACCGGAGAGCATGTCGGTCGTGCCGTAGGGCGCTTCATTGGCGACGAGATCGGAGTCCTAAGCGGTGTAGGTCTCGGAGTAATCGGAGGAAACCTGCTGGGGTTCCAGACACCTCAAGAGAGAGAGATTGTGTCGTTGAAGGCGCAACTAGCGCAGCGCTCCACCCCTTCGCTGCTGGGGTAGCCGGGATGGCAGGGAACGTGGAGCGCAATCCCTCAGCCGGGTTATGATATTAACATTTATGGAGATGGAGGGTAAGTAATGGCAGGGTTTTTACCTACAGCGGCAACGTATGCAACGGGTGTCGGCATCCCCGCTGCGATCGGCGCTCCTGCGATGGGAGGTATCGGACTCCTTACGGGTCAGCCGGGAATGGCAGAGACGGGAGCGATCCTGGGTGGCACCGTGGGTGCAAGCATGATGGCTAGCGATGGATTGAAGCAAACATTTAACGCTTCCCATCGAGGCATGGGAGAGGCGTTTGAAAATAACGTATTCCGTCGCCATCCCTACCTTCCGTATTACGCCCTACTTGGCAGTGCTGCGGGTGCTGCTGGTGGCCTTGGGTACAATCTCCTGACCCGTGGCAATGACATCAACGTTGCCATTCCCACTGCTGCCCTTGGGACTATTGCTCCTGCCACTGTTGCCCTACTCCATCGTCTGCTGGTGCGCTGATGAAGTTGGATACGCTTCCCTTGCCTGAAGCGCGCGCTGCCAGCCCAACATCCGCACAGCAATGTAAGTTATCGGTGTCATTGCAATGAACTTTATAGGCCGCGTTGCTCGTATTCCGCAAGGTGAGGCGCTCAATGCCCTTGCCGCTGGCGGTCTGGCCTTGGCAGGTGCGTCGGCTTTTGACCTGCTCCCATCGGTTGATATCGATCCCGTGGGTGTGGGAGTAGGAACCGCACTTGCCTTCGCCCCAGCGAATGCGTTCGAGCGGTACGGCATAAAGCCAATGTACGTACGAGGTGCGGGTGCTGCGACCCTGGGTCTGGAAGGTGCCCGCATCCTGGCCAATGCCGCCACGCCTGCGTATGACAGCGACTACGAACGCAATCCGGGTATTGCGATCCTCGCCCCTGGCGCGTTCCTTGGCGGGATAGCCGTATCGACACCGGAAGGGCGAGGCAGGCTTGCGGCGGATTTGAAGAAGCTGTTTGCCACCGATGCCTCTGCTGCGGCTCCCAGAACCTCTTCTCCGCCGAGCATCCTAGAAATATTCAGATCTTTAGACGACACTACCGCTGTCCCTGCCACTACCACCGTTTCCGTTGCCCCTGCCGCTGGTACGACTGTGGTTGCACCCACGGCTGCCACTACCGCTGCCCCTACCACCGTCGTGCATGGTGCCGCCATCCCCGTTGCAAGGGTTGACGAGAAAAGTCAAATAACCATCGTCGTTCCTCCCGACTTGGACGAGAAAACGCGGCGGGCGTGGAAATTTGCGGCAGAACTCCTCGACTACAACGAGACGCTGACAAGGAAACAAATCAGCAAACATCCACGGTCGATGCTGCGGGAGTTTCTGAATAAACCGGAACTCATGCCCAATGCCTTCAGGGACGTGTTCTCCCAAGAGCCACTGCTAGAGCGCCTCCCCGTGAGCGAGTGGTACAGTCCCGGCATGGCACCCGGCCTGAAGCAGATGGTAGTGGTGAATCCTTACAACCTCATGGTTCCGAAGTTGATGTACGAGAAGCGGATTGCCCCGCTCCTGACTGACATGACCCCAGAACAAATACAGGAATTCCTGCGGGGAAGGATGGTTGGGATTGGGGTGACTAGCCTGAAGGAGGGCAAGAGCGATATGGTCGACCAGTTAGGGGTACCCCCTGGGACGCTGATTCCTGCAAAGAGCCTTTACCAAGACAGGCACATCTTCTCAGACATAATTAGATCGGAACCTTACAGCGTATTCTCCATGTACAAAGTGCCGCGTATTAGGACTGGGTTGGGAACAGATCTGTTCAATCGTGGAGCAGCGGGAGACACGGCAAACTATACGATTTTCTATAGGAATGTGAGTCGATGAATCTATTCCGTCGCATAGGTCAATGGATGGGCAAGGGTTCCGTACCCTCGACGGCTTCCGTCAGCGTCGTTGCCGCACCCCAACAGCAGTACCTGCGTTCTGAGGCGCAGGTGTTCCGAGACCTGAGCCGCAGCGCCTTGGGTGGCAGGCAAGGATGGATGACCTTTGCCCGCAACCAGGCACCTGGCATCATCATGGCGGCTGGGTTTGGTCTCCTCAGCGGCGATCCAACCTATGCCGTTACGGGGCTAGCGGGGGGTATTGCAGGAGCCTTTGCGGAGGAAACTCTCGCCAAAGCACTTGCCGGACGGCGCGGGGTTAGGGACTACCTCAACCGCACTGCTGCTATGCCCGTTAACGGCGAGAGGATTACCCATATGCAAAGGCTTAGGTCTATGTCTCAGCCGGAGTACGAGGAGGCGATTCGTGGACGCGCTACCCGTAGGGCGGTAGAGCTAGGAGAAAGGAAGAGGCACTTCGGCTATACCGCAGCAGGTGTCACTGCTGATGTCACCGCATCCGCACTGCTACAGGGACTCGTTACGCCACCTCCCATCGTCGGTGTAGGTCGCGGGAGCGCCCTAAACTACTACGAATCCGCACTCGACCCTAGGTTGCTTGCCGAATCCATCCCTTATCCCACTCTGGTCCCAAACCGCTATGACTGACGTCGACTCTCTCATCAATAGGAACGCACAACGCAACCTCACGGGCGAAGATCCTCTCGTCCTAGAGGTGGAAGCAGCACGGGAACGGTTGAGGCAATACTTCACCCAAAGACAAAATGACAGTGGCATTAACCTCCTCCGTCCCATTGGTATAGGGCGTAGGGACTTGCCTCAGAACGTGATGGAAGACCTAGTCTTGGTGGGAGGCTTGGAGGAGGCGCAAAAGCTCAGGGATCAATGGAGGTCGAGCATCGCTCCCTCTAGCTGGGTGATGCAAGATACTATCACACCGTTCCTCTCTGATGTAAAGGCACGTTCGTCCGCCCAGAAAGCAGTATCCCGACGGAAAACAGATGAATTTTCCCTTCTCTCTGAGTTACAGAATAGGGAATTCACCATGAGCACAGCCTTTCAGCGGGAACTCCTAGAGCGACAGGCGCAGAAGGAGAAGGAGTTGGCGCTAGTCCAAGGACGAATACAGGGAGAGATGCTGGATAAGCAAATCCGGGCAGGGAAGTTCAACGCGCTCCTGTCCTCTCACCCTGCATTCCGAGTAGCAAGCGGAGGATATTTCTGATGTACCGTGTTGGCATGCCGCAATGGTATTACGACCCCAGACTGAATACCTACTTCCGCACCGTCAAGGGGGTGACAGAAGCCCGTAGAGCCGATCGCAACAGGGAGGTATTTCCCCCTACTCCTACCAATGTCAGCGACGTATCTGTGGAGAAGGTGACAGCTCCACCAAAACGACAGAGACCAAAGCCCAAGCCTACCCCTACTCCCATGCCTGCTATCCCCGCGGCAAAGGAAGAGCCCAATGACATCGACCTAGAGAGGTGGTGGAATAGGATCTCTGACATCTACACCCGATTGGAAGGGGAGCGATTTGCAAGGGAAAGGGAAGCTTTTGATAGAGGTGCAGCGTTCAATACCGCCCGCGATGTCTTTGGATTGTTCGGCGGTATCGTACGGCAAGGGATGCAGTAGTGTGGTATGGGTGTAGGTAAGGGCACGGGAAAGGGAAGATGACAGAGCAGGTGCAATCTCAGGGGCAGCAGTCGCGACAGCAGGAAAAACAGCTGTGGATGCCGGATTTCGGTCAGGGGTATATCGACAATTTCCAGCGCTTCGACTCCATGCTCGGTAGGACGGCGACCGGGCGGCTGGCTCTCGAACGTTCGCGGTTGTCTAACGACCAACAGAAGTTGGAACTGAGAGCGGGGGAGGCGGAGCTGGAAGAGTACCGAAACCGGGTATCCGAGGATAGGCAGCGTCGAAGCAGGGAAGAGAACAGGGAGATTGAGGACAGAAACGCAATGAATTCGATGCTCTCACAATCGCCAATAATGGGTGTCGGTGGCGGAATCGGCGGGATGGGCGGCAACGGAACGATGGTAGACCTAGGTACGACTGTCGTTGAGGATGAGATTGCCAAGGCCAAGAGGAGAGCCGAAGCAGACATCATGAGGGCGCAGGCCGACCTCATGCGGGAGGAGGTTCGCTCCGCACAGATTCTCAACCAATGGAGGTTTGAGAAAAACAATCCCTTTGCAGGGAGGGCGTACTATGGGTAACTTTCTCCCTATCGATCCAAGCTACGAAGGCTGGGGAAGGAATCAGTACCAAAGAGAGTACGACGATATCCGACGGGATATAGCTAACAACTTGGCTCTGGAGCGGGACAAGTACCGCTTGCAGGAATTGCTAGGTAAAGACGGACTTCAACTAGATCGGGATAGGCTAAAGGAAGAGTCGCGACGGTTCGATCTGTCCGATGCCACAAACCGCTACGGCATCGACAAGCAGCTTGAGGGACTTAAGTACAGTACCGATGCAAGCAAGTACAGCGCCGAACTCAGCGCCAATACCAGGAAGTACGAAGCCGATGCAGCAGTTGCCCAATCCTTGTTCGGAAATACCCTTGGTTTTGCCTCTGCAATCGGCTCCCGTGGCAGTAACGCGCGTATGGCTAACTACTGGGGGTAGGTATGACTTCAGTTACTAGTACGGGATTCTCGTTCGACCTAGATAACCTGTACGGCAAGGCATCCTCGCTGCTGGACAAGCAGATGAAGTTTGTTTTGGACTCGGATGAAAAGTTCCGGGACAGGGACAAGAAAGATTTCACGTTCTATACCCAGGGTTACCAAAAGGCAAGGGCGGAAGAGGATACCCGGCGCTTTGGACTAAGCGAGAAGGGTGCCGAATCTGACCTCAGAAGACGCAAGGACTTGATGTCCTTCCAGGAGGGGGTTGATACCCGCGCTCGCCGCCAGGCTACTGACCTAGCAAATGAGAGGGCTGCGTTTGACGAGGGGCTGATGGCAAGGAGGGACGTACGACGCGCCCAGCTGGAACGCGGTACCATGCGCCTTGACGGTCAACTCAAGCGCATGGGCAAGGACAGGGATCTGCAAAGGGCGCTGTCCATACTCCCGCGAAGGTAGGAAAAGGTGAAAGCACAAGAGAAGAAAAGGGAAAAGTTTAAGCCGCTGGAACCGTACCAGATAATCGATGGGTGGCTCGATCGGCTCAATGACACCACGGAGCGAGAGATGCTGATTGCGTTCTGCGAGCGGTACCAGCGCACTCCGGGTAGGGTTGTGTCGTACCTTGCGGAAAAGGGGCTGATGGCCTCTCTGGCGCAGGTAAAGTCGTGGATGGTGAAGTACGGCATCTCCCCCGGCGTTCAGGCTCAGAGGTTCAATAACGATGTCCAGGACTATTACGGTGCCGATATCAAGGGCGCGTTGGAAAGGATGGCTGTCAAGCTGGGTAGCATCGCCAACCTGTACATGGAAACCGTGGAGAAGGTGGTCGAGGCTCGGATGCAGCACGATGGCGGGTCGGGTATCGATACCAATACCCTGAGTGCAATGGTTGCGCAGATGCCTACGGTAGCATCCCAGACGCGGCAATCACTCGAACTCGTGTACAAGCTCCAGCAGAAGGAGGAGAAAGCAGACCTCATCCTTGCGGGTGCCCGATGGTTTGTCACCTGCCTCCTGGAGTCCGTCCCGCTTGCAGATAAAGGTTGGGTGGAGGAACTGTGCAATGCTACAGTGCAGAGGTTAATGGAAGAGATGGAGATGGGTGACTGATGCCAGTACGGAGAAGCAACAGAAGGTTGATGGGACTGTACCGGGCGAGGAGATAGGATGACAGGACGACTGGCTCTATACCTCGGCTCTAGCGTGCTGGGAGCGATCGCGGGGGCAGCTGCATCTCCATTATTCGGAAAAGACGAGGAGGGGCAGCAGAGAGTGAGTCCGTTGGATGCGGCATTGGTTTCGGGGATGCTCGTCCCTCCCGTCGCGATGACCCTGATGCGTCGATTTCCCGATGCAGGTTCCTGGCTGCAACCAGCAGTCGAAAGGACGGTAGAGGTCGTGAAAGAACAGCCAGGGTTCCTTCCCTTTATATCTCCCAGCAGGGTATGGGCATTTTCAAAGGGGCGCGGTACGGATTACAAGTCGTACGTTAGATATGCGGGGGCGGGGAACACCTTTAGAAGTCCCGAACCCGGAGAGTTTCCAGATCCCGTGTGGGATTTGCTGCGAAAGCTGGCTTTCAAACAACCGGGCACGCAGATCTACATCCCAAACCTGAACCTCAGCGGTATCGCAATCCGCAGAGATAAGAAAGATAGGTCTGGGGCACCCATTCACGCATTTATCGTGACTAATAGCGAGGCACTGCAACCCGAATGGTATAAGCCTTACCTTGATGAAATAGAAAGCTTAATGGCAGGGAACGGATAGGAGTGACGGTTTATGGCAGGACGACTGGCTATATATCTCGGTTCTAGCGCGCTGGCAGCACTTGCAGGAGCAGCTGCATCTCCGTTGTTTGGGAAGGATGAGAAAGGGGAGCAAAGGGTGCATCCGCTAGTGCCTGCACTGGCCTTCGGAGCAGCTGCCCCTCCCATTGCAATAGCCTTAATGCATCGGCGCTCTAGCCCAGTCCGTCCCAGGCAAGTTCCTCTCCTCCCGCCACAGGCTGAAGAAAGCGCAAAACGAGTACCAAGGCAGCCACCGCCCCTTGTCATACCCCGTGATACGGTATGGGGAATGTCGAAGAGCCGCTACGTAGATCCTGGAATATACGTCACGCCTATGGGAGAGGGCAGCATCTTCAAGAGGGGCGGAGATCGTGTTATGAGAGAGACGCAAAGGTTCGCGCGGAGGGTGGAGCTTAATCCGCCGAAAACGGAGATCTACGATCCAAAACTAGGTCTCACTGCGATTGCGATTCCTACGGGAAGAACAGACGAATTTGGGAGGGACATTACTACCATCCTCATGACAAGCGGCCAAGCACTGGAAGCCAATTGGTATGAACCCTACTTCGATCGGCTGGAGGAAGTGATGGCAGATTTAGATCGGAAATACCTTGAGGAACTAGAAAGGTTGGCGGAAGAAGCTCGCAAGAGAGGCATCTCTTGAGGTCGGGGTGCGTGGGTGCCATACGCAAGCAGCAGAAAGGCAGCGCGCGGGTATTGTTGGAGCGATAGGGAGAGCGGGCGCAGATGCCATCCATTCGCAGGGCAATCAGGAAGGGATCGTATACGGGTGCCCTTTTACGTGCAGAGTACTTGCGGCAAAAGGCCATACGCGATGCTCCGGTGGAGGAACTGGTGCTAGCTGCGAGGCAGAATACGGAAGAGGGGTTCTACGCCTTCCGTCGGTACGTGTGCTACCCGGAGGCGCAGGGAGCTATCAACGAACCGGCATCGCTGCGGTATGCCAAACCGCGACATCACGTCGACTGGACGCAGAGGTTGTATACGGGTAAGGATAGCGGTTGCCTGCGGGGAATAGCAGGGGATCCGCTACTCATCCTGTCTCCGCGCGGGTCGGCAAAGTCCACCTTTGCCACGGAATGGTTTGCTCATCAGATAGGGATACAGACTGGGTACGGCATCCCTATCAAGTTGATGCTTTTGTCCTATAACGTCACCATCTCAGAGCAGAAAAGCGAGCAGATACAGCGAATCGTGGCCTCTCCGCGATACAGGACAGTATTCCCGCACGTTTGGCCTGGAAAGAACTGGGCGAAGGGACAGTGGGAGATCGATAAAGCCAAAGCGAACCTTCCCATGCTAGGGGAACCGTATACCGTCACCTGCTCCGGTCTGACGGGGGGTGTAGTATCGAAACGAGCGCACATAATCTTTGGCGATGACATCATCAAATCCCCTAAGGACATCGCAAACCCTTACGTACGCGAGCAGATGGTTAGTAACTGGAGGAGTGCCGTAAAACCCGTCCTGTACCCTGGTGGGCGATACCTCATCCTCGGCACCCGAATGACGGGCGATGACATTTACGTCGAGGAGTTTAACGAGGATAAGGGTTGGGAAGTGGTCGAGCAGTCGGCGATCGAGCTGGACGAGGAAGGGAGGGAGAGGTCGTACTGGCCGGAGCAGTTCTCCCTCGACTACCTGCGCTCTCTCCGCGACCCGCCCAGTGGCGATGCCGTGTCCTTCTCCTTTCAGTACCAGAACAAAATCGTTGCCATTGGTGGCCTATCCATCCCCGCCCATTGGTTGCATCACCGGCACCCGGCAGATATATCGGAGTACGTACAGTGGGCGGTTGGCTCTGACCTAGCCGCATCCAAAGGGAAAGAGGCGTGCTACACGGTACTGACGCTCATGGGCAGGCGCAGGGACGGAACCATCGACGTAATAGATTACAGAAGAGGGCGGAGTCCGGGGAACTTGGACAAGCTCAAGTGGTTCCTCGAACTTCTGTGGTCGTGGGGCTTGCTCGATGACGGTGACGAACCCCTGCCTCCATCCTTGGAGGAGATCCTTCCCTCTTCGTACAAGAGCAAGACCGGAGTCTACGTCGACTTCTTCATCGAGGACTTTGGGCAGCAGAAGAGCATCAAGGACGACTTCCAGGCGATCGTTCACAACGTGCTGAAGTTATGGAACCTCACCCCACGTCTCGTGCAGTTTGGCATGACCGATAAGAGAGAGAGGTTGATGCAGTGTACCGGCCACTTGCAAAGGGGAGCGGTTCAGTGGAACCCGGTCACCTTCCCTCACCGGGGCGAGTACCTACGCGAATTCACTAACTTCGGTGCCGCATCGTATGATGACTGCGTCGACTCGTTCACGTGTGGTGCCATTGGTATGGGTCTGCGTGGTACGTTGCAAGGTGGATGATGCGGTAAGGGTAAAGGCAAGGCAAGGGTAAAGGCAAGGGTAATGGCAAGCGCGCTGAACGAGGCCATACAAAGTCTGATCGCAAGGGACAACTACGGTACCGAATCCCTGGTCGTACCGGCACACGTGCAACAGATCGTGCTGTGGATGGTACGCCAGGGGCTAGAGTTTATCCCAAGACAGGATACGCCAGATGGAAGCCGACGCAGGTTCCTAGAGGATGTCGTAAAGGCAAATAAGTTACCCCTGTACTACAGCGGCATCGCTTCCTTGTTCCTACTAACCGGGGGCATCTTGTGGTACATCTATCCCACGGTCAGCGGCTATGGCATCTACTGGTTCCATAGCGGAAAGGAGAACAATTCAGGGGCGGATGTCCCTTCCCAGTACCTAGTCTTTTACGCGCCAGGAGGGAGGGAATTGCAAGAGGCGATCGTCCGTTACCCCTTTGTAGACTACGGCTACGGTAACGCGGCGATGCTGCAAATGCCGAAGAAGGAGCGCTGGATTCGGATGCGCATCCGACCGGAGCGGATAATGCAGGAGCTGTTTGATGAATGCCCTCCACTGAACCCCTACGCCATCGATACGTCCTCAATCCACAGCGCTCCAAGGGAGGTGAAGGAGTATGCCAACTCCTTCGGTTTCGTTCCCTGCGTTGAATCCCCGAACCGTCCGTATCTCCCAGGGGAACCGGGGAAGTCAGACTTCAACCTAGTTGCAAACCAGGTGGAGGTGGAGGACGGTATCCGTTCCGCAATCCTGGCCAATATCTTCACCTTTGGAAATCCCACGCTGGTTACGTCTCGTCCTGTGGAGCAGGTGCTGACTTCCCTCGGCGATGCCATAAACCGCATCAATATGGTAGGAGATTCGTCCTCGTGGGCGGCATCTCAGGGGTTTCGTTCCATTGGCAGCAACCCCTTTGCGTTCGCTCCCCTTAACCGCAATGGGATGAAATCCTGGTCGGTGCGCAGTAGGGAGCGCATCGCCCCCATCATTGGTAACGTAGACGAAACGGAACGGTTCGGTTATATCTACCCAGATCCTGTCAGTCCAGACCAAACTAGATTTGCCGACCAATACCGCTCGGCAATCCACGCCTCCCTTGGTGGCATTGACCCGCTCGATACGTCATTTTCCACATTTGGGGAGGTCAAGTCCCTATTCGGGAAGGTAGCAGCAACTGCCCTGGAAAAGTCCCGCTCCCTATGGGAGTACGGCCTTTGCTCCCTTTTGTCCATGGCAATCCTAGCCGAGGAGCAGCTGTTTGCAGACCGTTTCAAATGGTCTCTCTCTAAGGTCGATCCCAAGATAAAAGTAGAGGAGGTGACGGACGAGCAGATTAGCATCCTGTACTTCGATCGGGGTGTAAGGTTCCCAGGCCTCAGCGGCCTTTGCCCCTACGGTACCCGCGAGGTGAAGTGGCGACATCAAGGCCCCGTATTCGAGGATTCGCCAGAGGATAAACTCCAACGCACCATCTACTGCCGCAACCTTCAAGAGTTAGGCGTAGGTTCCCTTGAAGCTTTGGATGAAGTGTTCCCCGACCTCAGCGAGGAAGAGAAACGGGCAATGCTCACTGGCATCCCTTTCCGCACCGTTAACCAATATATACAAATCATTGGGCAGATGTTAGGATTGCAGCAGCAGATGCTACAAACCCCGGACGTGCAAGACCCAGGCACTCCGATGGCCATACGTTTTGACCTCTCTCCGTACATCGAGAAGGTCATGGCAGGGTTGGCAAGAGAGCTTTCCTACGGTTCGTCCTACGACGATGCCGACCCAAACCAAGACCCCAGAACGAATCATGGCACAAGCCAATTACTTACCAGTACAGAGTCCTCAGGTGGTGCCGTTTCCGACACCGCAGACGGTACCAGCATCGCAGGCTACGATTGGGCAAACGTACCCATCGTACCCGGTGCAACAATACGCACCCGCTCTCCCGGTACAGGGATGGGTGGGGGGTGGAATCCCAACGGCACAGGTCTCCTACGCCCCGCAGCCTACGCCAACACAACCCTACCTGTACGGAATGGTGCAGCAGGCGCAAAACGCAAGCCGTCAAAGCGACCTTGATAGCAGTACAGGTAGAGACTTGCGAGGGGAACCCCTTGCCTCTCTGCGTGACATAATCCAGCATTTCGGCAAGGGCGATGCTGCCACGGCTTTGGCAGAGCTGAACAAGACAGCATGTGCGTTAGAGGACATGTACAACGCCCTTCTCCAGAAGTACGCGCAGCTGGAAGCGTATGCCGCTACTATCCAGGACGAAGCGTTGCGGATGGGAACCCTGCTCTGCTCCCCTTCGTATTTGAGCGATTACTACCGGCGCTTGGAGTACGAAGTGGCAGAGTTGCCTTCCATTCGTAAATTCCGCGCCACCTACCCATCTGCTACCTACGAACAGTACGCGGAGTGGCTGAACCAGTCTCACCAATCCAGCGACACCATTCCCGCACCTCCAAATCCCATTGCAATGTCCGGTATCGACCCATGGCGCTATATCCAAGGAGATCCGACGCAAGCATGGCGCGTAATAGACCAAGCCGGTATCGGCGCACTGTTGCAGTAGGAGTTAGACTATGTCATTCGTAGATAAGCTGGAAATCATCATGGGGGCGGAACTGTATCGTCCCTCACCAACGTACATCGCTAAGTACGTGATGCAGCCACCCGTGGTGCACGACTTCAGTATGGTGCCAGGTTCCACCGTTCGCATGAAACGCTACGGCTTCTGGAACGACCCCGGCTCGTACACGGAAGATGCCCGTTCCCGCGACAACGGCCAGATCATTGGCACTGGTGGTAGTCGTTCCTTGCCTCAAGAAGAGGTAATGCTGACCCTACGTGAATTCACGGGGCCGACAAGTGGCGACCCTAACAATGTCAACGAACCGGGGACGCTGCGCATTCCACTACGGGAACTTATACAGGCACAGCGAAACCTGTACGACATGGCAAGCGCCGATGCGTTTCACGATTCCATCGGTTCCCGGACATTGTTCGAGGATTACCGTCGGTGGCAGGATGCGGTGTACATCAACCGCGCCCTCAGTGCCAATGCCGCAACGCCAACGGGCGGTCAGATGGCTAACAGTCGCCAAGGGGGATACTATAACCCATCCGGCGTTCCCAACGGCGGCACGTACAACGCAAGTACCGGCGTTCCCCGCGTGGATATTATCCGCGACGTTACCCAAGTGGTAGCAGATATGCGCACGCGAATGGTTCCACCTTTCCAATCCAACCTGGGAGATTGCTACCACGCTCTCGCATCTCCCAACTTCATGCGCCAATTGCGTCAGGATCCGTCCTTCCGCGAAGCAGCACGCTACCCTGGCATTCCTATCGCAATGCTAGGAGCGGGACCGACTCCTAATAGCGCACCAGCCATGCCGCCCATGATGAACTGGACTCTCAGCCCTAACGAGTTAATTTCCCGTGGTGGGTTCTACGGACAGACCGGGTTCATGCACTCGCAGGTGATGCCTGTCGGGGTGTTCTGGGAGGGTATCCGCTGGTTCGAGTGCCAGACCTTACCGACGGCTACGGTGCAGTTGACCACCACGGGACTGAGTTCGCAGGGGTACAGTGACGGAACCGGGGTGAACCGTACCGCAGAACTGGCGATCGTCTTTGGTCGCGACCTGGTAGGTGAAGGGGTGTGGAGCCGGGGGCCGAGCGTCCTCCTGAACAGCGACAACGACTACGGGCGGTTCCTCATCGCCATCTGGCAGATCTACGCAGGGTACACAACCCTGAACCCGAACAACGTCACCGTAATGCGCACGTTCAATCCCTTCTGATGCAACGGCATTGGCATGGATACGATATAGACATAGAGGAGGAGAAACTATGGCCGTACTGGTCGGCAATCTGATTACCGAGACGGCGGGGTTGAACAAACGCATCCATCTTCCCGATGGGAGCGCAATTCTGCGCATGGCAGGTACCGCACGAGTGGGAACGACCCCGACCCTATCTACAGTCGTGAGGCAGAGGGTGAACGTGAAGGGGCAGGATGACCTGGACATGGTCATCCCCAACGGTAGCTACGTCGTGCGGTGTGACTGGAAGGTACCGGCACTGGCAGTAGGGTCTCAGGTACCCAACGTCATCAACGACGGGTTGCGGGGCACCACCACGGACAAGTTAAAGGTGGCAACTGCAGGGCAAGGCGTGACCTCCACCGTTGCCAACAGCCTGGGAGGGGTCAGTGCCGCCTTTGATAGCAACGGCATCTTTAGCGCCTTTGGAACGTCCTACGGAAAGCGCATCAACCCCTTTGCCAACGAGGCGGGTACCATCACCGGGCTGGGTACCTACAGTGGAGGTACGGATGCAGACAGAACTGTTGTCCTGTACTCAGTCAACTCCACGGACATTGCAGCGGGGAGTGGGTATTACGCCGCAGGGGTAGGGGCGGGATTCGGGTACCCGTCCACCTTCATCGACATCCCCGTCTTCGTCACCGTATGGATTCCTAATGACTGCCCGTCCATCTTCGACTACGGCAACGTCGAGAACTCATCCGTCCTTAACTAGTCAGGTATCGAAGGAGGACACGTGGAAAAGGTATGGCACAGAACCCGTGGCGAATGTTCCCTCTTTGCCCAGTACTCCTCCTTCTACACCCTCATTGACAAGGACGGGGTAAAGTTCGAGGCGGCAGCGACGGACGTGTTCCCTGCCCAACCCACCGGGCAGGGAGCGGTCATCCCATTGCGCCCGGTTCAGTTGAAGGCAGACGAGCCGGTGGCACAACCCATTGACATCAATAACATTACTGCAACGGGATTGGCGAACGAGGTGAAAGGGATAGGACGTGCCATCTCCCGACAATTGATCGGCAACCGGCCTGCGGGTGGGTACAAGGGCTGGACAGACTTACAGGACAGAAACCCAACCGTGCAAGGGGAAGTGTGGACTGCCTTGCGGGAAACGGGCAGGGTGGTGTTCAACGCATCTTCATAGGAACGTGGAGGAGCAGTGGCAAGCCTATCGCGCAGGGATAAGGAAAGGGTAAAGTTCCACCTCGGCTACTCCTCCTACGCAGGAATCCCAGCAGGAGATGTAGAAATCCTAGAGGAAGCCATGGATGACATTGCTTCCGAGGTTCAGGAGCAGTACATCATCCAACTCCTGGACAGGCTGGACTTGGTATGGGAATTGAAAGACCCGACCAATCCGAGCACCTACACCCAAGCACAGATCTATGCAGGTGACATCAACCGCACGAGAAAGGATCTGAGTCCGAGGGATACGGCGCGTCTGTGGAATGCCATCTACCTGGAAATGACCGACGAACTGGCCAGGACATTGTGGGTATCCAATTACAGGCAAGAGCGGAACCTAATCCATCGCTATGCCAGAAGCGGCGCAACGTATATCAACGCTGCTCCAGGTCACGCCATTCCCAACGTCGGATCCAATCTCTACCTCTATTCGCGCATGGGATGACCGAGTGCGTGGCAAGCCCCGCCATCTAGGCCGGGGAGGATGTCAACGGATACGGCTACAAGGGAATGTGATACAGGCCGTCCGAGCATCCATACAACTCTCTAGAGAGGTTTTGCACTACATCTAATGGTTCGCGGTCGGTGATGCAAAGTCCCCCATCGCCCAGCGGAATCCCGCAAAGGCCGTGGATGCAATCATCAAGGTGGCTGGGCGAGTATAGCGTCCTATCCCCCCTAGTCTCTTCGTAAAAGGTCAGGAAGGACACAACCCCATGTCCGCGGGGAATGCTATACACAGTGCCACCATAAGGCAAAACTTTTACTTCGTTGCCTGTACTCATTTCTTTACCCTTATCCATCCTTACCCTCTCCTTGCCTGTACTCATCCCTTCAACCTCCACATTCCAGCTCTCCCTCCAGTACGCTATCGATCCTAATGGTAAGATAATTCCAGTTGCCAATAGGGGCGCAACCGTCAGGATCGCAGCACGTCCATTGCAAGGAAAGGGAGAATGGCAGCAAACACGCAACCAATCTTCATTGGTTCTGTATTCACCGGTATTGCCACTCTAGATTCGCAGGTAATTCCACGGGGCGGAACGGGCATTCTCCCCGCCGCCGAATCATTGCTTGTAACCGCAGGGTCGTACGGTGCGCTTATCCATTCCATCACAGCCATACCGGTGGCAGATAGCGGCACAATAGCAGCCTGTACCTTACGCATCTTCCGCTTAGCTAGCGGGAGCAGCGACCTCATCCTCTGCCTCCCAGAGGTAGAGCTACCTGCAATCGCAGATACATCGAGCACCGTCGCTCTTCCAAGCAAAACCGTTCCCCTGCCCGATATTATAGTGGGCGACATTGGCACCCAGGGGCTTCTGCTCGGAGCCGGGGATTCCCTCTACGCAGGACTATCAGTCGCCCTCCCGAACGGCGGGTATAACGTAGTAGTACAAGGCGGGCAGTACTAGGAGTGTAGGTGCGGGTATGGATACAAGCAAGAGCGTAGATGTAGGTATGAATGCAAGTATGGAACCAGTGGAAAGCATGAAAGATGTCGAGCAATTGGTATGGCCTTTAGTTTCCCGTATAGGAGAGGAGATTGGCTTTGTCTCCAACTCCTTGGAAAAGGCGATACTGTATGCCGCTATCCAAAAGGTACTTTCGCTTCTGTGGAATACATTGGAAGGAGTGCCTATCCTGATGAAGTATCTAAACAATCCTCAGTTAGGAGCGCCGAATTCCACGATCCGGCAGTTGCAGAAGAGCATTGCGCGAAGCATCAACAAGTTTGCTAACATTCCCTGGCTATCAGAGGAGCAGGAGCAGATTGTTATCGAGAGGGTGGTAGGTATCATCCTCAGTTACCTGGTAGAAGGGCAGTCCATTTGGTCTCTAGTGCAGAAGGAGGAAAAGTAGTGGCCATCATCTTCAATACAGTAACATTGAAGCTACTCGATGGGACGATCGACCTAGGAACGGACTCCTTCTATGCAATGCTACTGACCGCCGTACCACCCGCCACTGCTGCTATCCGCAACGACGTAACGGCAATGGAATTAACGGGTGGGTCGTACGTGAGGAAAGACCTTGTCAAGGTAGGTACCTTTCCCTCTACCTTCGGCTCTAACGGTGCCATGGTAGACTTTAACGATGCGACCTGGAACGACCTTTACACCGCCTCCGTACAGACCATTGCAGGTCTCGTCATCGTCAAGGGAACGGTTGCGGGGAGTACACCAGGAGACCATCTCCTTTGCTTTGTGAAAGATACCACGTTACCTGCATATACCACTCCCACTTCTTCCAGCGGCGTTCCTTACACCTTTTCGTTCAATGCCAATGGTGTTTTTACCGCCCAACCCGTATAGCCATGCCCTTACCCGTATCCCGACGGCTGCGTCACGTCCTACTCAGGAACCTAAGCCTATTTGTATCTCCCGTTGGGTCGGATACCAATGATGGGCTGCATCCGTCCCGTCCTTTTAGGAGTATCCAAGCGGCAGTAGAGAAAGCAATACGGCTGGATACCGCCAGCTACGGTATCGACATCATCCTCGCCCCTGGCACGTACCCTGGCAATATCACCCTTGGTCGGTACCCTGGTTCAAAAGCCATTGCCATCTGCTCCGAAAGTTTTGCCGAGAGGGACGCGACCATCATTAGCGGCACAGTCAATGCCTTTAACTGTGGGCACTGGGAATTACGGCACCTTACCCTCAGCAACTTACTACGGGTATGCAGATCCCACATCTCCCTACGGGGTACCAACCACCTCATCAACTCAGACAGGGACTACTGCATCGAATCAGCCTTCCACTCTACCGTGACCATAGAAGATAACGGTGCGTGGGATACAAGCGACCTGTACCTTACCTACGCCAGCGGTGTAGTGAAATCCTGGCTGTGCATCTGCGCTCATGGAGCCGCCAATCTTACGGATAGGGTAGTGGAATGCATTTACACCTCAGCCCCCACATGGACGCAAGGTGGAGTGTGGTTACGCACGAGTGGTGTCCTTGAGGGTCTCGGTGTTACCACCGTCAACGACAACCTGCTTGGCTACGAGATAAAGGCAGAGGGAGGTTCTGCTGCCTACATCGCAGATGGGGACAACCTCCCCGGTGAAGGACGGGTGGGTGACAGCACCTCCACCATCGGTACGGGTAGCACGAGAAGTGCGGGCGATACAGGACGCATCTTGTTCTTCCCCAATGACGGTACCCACATCGATAGCGGTGGTGGCGGTCTATCGGGCACCTTCAGATTTTCCATCCTTCAGGGAATTGGGGCATCAGAACCGCTCTCTCCTTGGACTCTCTCATCTCCGGTGTTTCCGCTCAGTGGCTACGAAACAATTAGAGATGGAGACGTTACTGCGTGGAGTCGAAACACGGACATAACTCCGCCTCTTGTAAGCGTAGAACCGAAAAATGCTAGCTTACTAAGGTATTACAGTCCTGCTAACTCACCTGGCACCCCTGTCACTAATGTAACTGCCTGGGGCGCAGTATCTTTTGGAGCGACCGTCTTCGATTATCACATCAGGATGTTTACTGATGTCGCTTCTGATGACATCGTCCTTCCCAATACCCCTTACTTCATTGCTATTAAGATTAACTACTGCGGTGGCGGACAACCATATGTCATCAACTCCGTCTCGGTAATCTCTGGGACGTGCGTCATCCACGGATTCTGCTGGGAGTTTGGCTTCCCCTTCTCAACAACCTTTCCTCCCTTTACAGTCTTCTCTCCAACCTTACCTAAGTCCTTCCTGTCGAGCATATGGCTGATCCTGAAATGGTCAAACATTGGCATGAAGAATGCAGTGGTTGGGATGAATATTGATGGTGTACCCATCACCTTCAATATCAGGATTCCCTTGGGTTAACGCGCATCGGGTTGTAGCATTGCTCGCAGTACGCATACCATGCCACAGATAGGACAACCAACTGCCGCAGCACCCTACGGGAGAACGAACACCATCCTCCGTATCGATGGGACGCGGGTGACCAGACGGGGGAAGGGGCGGGTATGCCTCCTATGCCATGGGGATTCAACCCCATCCAACCCATCCAGGGCAGGGAAGCTCCTGTACGGCTACGGACTGTACGCCCTGCCCCTTCCCCTACTGGCAGAGACTCCGTACTTTCCCACAGAGAAAAATGTCCTGCGGCTCTTTGCCTCACCCTTACGCCTTCCGTACTCCCTACACCACTACCCATCCCGGCACTTAGATGGGTGGGAGAGCGACGCGAGGTACCCGTACGCGCTGAAGTATGACGGCAGGAGTCCCCGTGGGGAAGGGAGAGGGCTAGAGGTACAGGCATCTATCGCCCCTGGTCGCCCTATCCACCTCGTAGAAGAGTACCAAATACCATCCGTGCAAAGGGATGAGTTCGCACTTTGGTACTATGACATCCCCTTCCCCACAGCTCGCGTATTGGACGCGCGCTATGACTGGTTTGTGGGACTCGCGCATCCGCAGCCCATTGCGATGTATCCGAGGATCGTCGACCTACAGGATTGGAGAGTACGTTCGACACCAGAGTGGGGATTGGGACGCATCCTCGAACCGTACTCACCACCAGAGCCGCCATCGCCGCCAGAGCCACCAACACCTCCCATAATTCCTGGCGATGCGCATGGGGATGCAGCGCAGTTAGTACTTGCTGCCCACGACGGCACAAGAGGGAGTGACATCATCGTACAGGCGTTTACCCGTGCCGATATCCAAGCTGGGACGAACGTTGGTAACAATTCCACAAGGGCGTACGGCGACCGATACTTCAGCATCTCCTATTTCACGGGCACGTCCCTGGCAGGTGGCTCGGTTACTCCAATGAATCTATCTTCCCAGTTCAGTGGAGATAACAATGCCTTCGGGACATATGACTACGGTGCGGTTAATGGGTTCCAGGTTTACAGCACCGGTAACGGCCTCGGTACGTTCTTCGGGTGGCGGGTCTATCGCCCTGCAGGCGCAACATCTATCAGTGTCAACGGCTCCTTTGCAGGGAATACGAGTACCTGGTCGGGCGGGAGCACGTACTACGACTGGCAGGTTGATTTCTTCGATGGCACCGTTACCACCACCATTGACAGCGGAACGATCCTTGCCACAGTCTCTGATGGGCTTACATCCGTCACCGGGGATACAACCCTATCCGTTTCACCACAGGTATTCACAAACCCCATCGCGTACCTTCAGATGTTCTGGCGCGTGCGGGATAACGTCGGAGGCTCGTCCAACACCGCCAACCACGTTAATATCTCAGATGCAGGCATTACCTACACCATTGGATTTGCGTAGGGTGCAAGTGCTAGTCAGCGTGAGAACGAGTGCGGGTACGGGCACGGGTACGAGTACGGCAGGGGTACGTAGTGAGGGAGAAGCAAGATGGCAGAGTTAGGTGAGAAGATCGTCCGCTCTCCAGAGGAACTCAGCCAGATCGAGTCCCTGTGGAATCGGTACCAACGGGCGCTAGAGATAGAACCGTCGTCGTTCAAGTTCGTGCCCGTCTCTGCTGAGTCCGGGTTGGAACTCGACGTGAGGTTCTTCAAGGTGCCCAAAGCGGAGATGGAAGATGCGGCATTCGACCATCGCATTACCGCACGGGTCATACGCAACGAGACCGTAGCACTGAACGAGCAGGAGTACGAGGTGCAGGTGGATGGGCGTAAGGTCAAGTCCCTGGGACGATACCGTTACCTCGTCCCAGAGGGAATGCCCATCAGTCCGAGCGTGCAAGGGAAACAGCTCGATGGTTCGTACGTGGTCATTGACAGCAGAGGGAACACCATCGCCCTGGTAACTGCAGAGGGAGAGATAGTCCCTGTAGGATTGCCGAGTATCATCAGTGAAAGGATACGAGAAGGGAAGTCGATTGGCTATCGGTGTACCTGTCAGGACTACAGCGGCCAGTACCAAAAGCTCGTCCCCTTTAGTTTGGGGCAAGTGCAATCGCGCTACCGTCCGCTCGGTTCCATTGGCGCGTGCAAGCACATCTACGCCCTTCGTATCAGTCGCAGGGAACCCGTGGCCATACCCTCTGACGTGCCTCAGTCGCCACCCAAGACGCAAAGGGCGAAGAAGCTTGGAACGGGAGTAAAAGGATTGACCGGGGTGAAATGGGTGCCGTAGATGTCAATGCGAGTAAGGTAAAGATGTAAGTGCGGGTAAGGATATAAGCGCGGTAAAAGCGTAAGTAAAGGTAAGGATATAGGCGCGGTAAGGGTATAGGTACGGGTAAGGATAGGCAAAGATGAAGGTAAGGGTGTAGGTGAAGGTAAGGTGGTAGGATGGCATCGGCACACCGAGGGCGGGTAGGAGATGGCAACACGTAGGACAGCGCATGGGGAGCAAATCCCCGCCGTGGTTGTAGTCAATGAAGATGGAAGTATAGCCAACCTCAGCGGCGGCGGCGGTGGTAGTGGTGGCAGCAGTGCCATCGTCAGAGTATCCCTGGTAAGCATCAACGGCACCGTAACGGCAGCCAATACGTGGCAGCAACTAGCACCGGCAAATGCAGGACGCAATTTCCTGCACATCCACAACCCAAGCAGCACCGCCGTATTGTCTATCGGCATTGGAGCGGCAGGGGCAGAGGCGTTTCTGGAGGTTCTGAACCCAGGGGACAGCCTAACGTTCCCCGCTGGCAACGTATCCCCCACCAATCGCCTTGCCGTTCGCAGTGACATGGCGGGTACCCCTTACTACGCAACGGAGGGTTGAGCTATGGGCATCGTTACCCGTTCTCTATCGCGGTTCCTATCAGCCTTGGCAAGCCTGCAAGCGGTGGTAAATACCAAGCTATCGGCGGTGGCTGTGGACGGGGTCACGATTATCGGTAACGGCACTCCGGTCAATCCCTTACAGGTCGTAGGCGGTGGAACCGGAAGCGTCTCATTCATCGAGTCCCCGGCTCAAACGTGGACAAGCGATAGCACGGTGGTTTTTCCCCACGGACTGTCGGTTCGACCCACCACCGTACAAGTCTGGCTGCGGTGCGTAGTTGCCAACAACGGATACGCCGTGGGAGACAGGATTCAGGTGGGTAGCACTGACTCCAGCGCAAACAATCGCGGCTTTGTCGTTTCCGCCGACCTGAACAATATCTACATCCGAATCGGTACGGGCGGAATTCCGATCCTGAATAGTGCAAACAATGCTGCAGCTCTCTCCGGGTCGGGAACCGCAAACTGGTTGATGTACGTGGTCTACCCTGGAGAACCGGGTGCGCTTGCCGACGGGGATAAGGGAGACATCACTGTCAGTGCGGGTGGGAGTACCTGGACGATCGATCCCGATGCAGTAACCTACGCCAAATTCCAGAATGCAACCGCAGGAAACGTCGTCCTAACCCGTGCGGCAAGTACGCCAGGAGACTACGCGGAAACGGCGCTGGCACCGTATCAGTTACTCGGTCGAGGAGCAGGCAACATCAGCGCCATTACCCTCGGCAGCAACCTCTCAATGGCTGGTACTGTCTTAAACGCTACGGGTGGGAGTGGACTGACCCAGGTGGTTGTCAGTACCAACCAGATGGCAACGGCGGGTGAACTCTACACCTTCACCGGACTCAGTGCCGACCGCACCTTGACGCTCCCTGCCAGTGCCGCAGCAGGCGATCGCGTGGGAGTATGTTTGGCCGACCGAACCTACTCCGTTACGATCGCGCTGAACGGGTTGAGGTACCAAGGATTCGAGAACGACCGGATCCTAGTACCCGGACACGACTTTGGGTTAGTGGTAGTACTGACCTACGTCAATGCGGCTGTAGGTTGGAATTCCTCGCACTTTATCCCTGCCAAGTTCTGGACGGGCTTCACCACCTGGTGGGATATGTCCGCGCTGGGGAGTACGGGAGGGGTTCAAGGTCAGTTAATCTCTGCTGCTGGAAACGGTAGGCTGCTCCAGCGCGGGAGCGGCTACATCAAAAGCAACAAGCAGTACCGAGGACGGCTGCACCTGGGAGTGGACTTTAACGCTACGGTTGGCGCCGCCTACAGCACCTTCGGCGATCTGGCAGAAGCAGACCACGCAGGAAATTTACTAACGGTGGTTCTGTTCCAGGTCTACACGCCGCCGAGTACGCCGTACTTCAACGCGCTCTTTTCTAAATTCGAACTACTTCAACGAAGCTGGAGCAATTACGCGAACGTAGACGCGCTAGGGAACCCAGTCCACGGTTTCTCCATCAGCGGGAATGGTGCCACAAGTACGATCGTCAGCAACGCAAACTACCTGGATTACAACACCACCTATCTAGGTATCGGTTACTACGACGGCACTGCAATCGGATCGGTCGTGTACGGCGGTGCGTACAACGGCGCAACGGCAACCGTAGCCTATAACGCAGGGATCTATAACAGCACCGCTTCCGTGGAGTGCGGTGCATTTGACAATGCGAGTTCGGGTTGCTTGTCAGGCTGGATCGGCTACGCGGGAAGTGCAAACCTGACCTATACCGCCGCCATCGGGGAAGAGCTAGGGGCAGGTCTCAGGTACCCGTGGAACCTTTAGGTGCAGTTTGCTGTACTGGTATCCTGTACCAGATGTAGAGGTAGGCCTGGAAACCGACGAGCAGAATGCCGATGAGGAAAAAGGGCACGACACCGGCCAGGGAAGAGCGGATGAAATCGCCCCACTTATCCCTTACCGATTGCCTATCGGTTTCGTAGGATTCGAGAATGCTTATCCTCTTCTCCAGGTGCTCGACGTTGCCCTCGGTCACGTGTACTTCCTTGCGTAGGGCATCGACGCTGTTCTTGAGACCCGACACCTGAGCCGGAATGCCATTACCATCACCTATGATGAGATTGCGCAGGTCGATCAGCTCGTTCTCTAGCCGTTCCTGTTGCGCTTGCAGCACCGAGACCGCAGCCTCAACCTTCAATGCCACTGATTGAAGGTTGAGCAGAGTCTCTACAGCAACATCCTCCGCGCGTTCCATATCCCTGACCTGCGTCATGGCAGCATTCTATCACCTGGGATAGAGACAGCAGCATGGGGTGCAAGGTAGTGGGAAGGTATGGGTGGCTGCGGGTATGGATATGGGTGATTGCGGGTATGCGTACCAGTGAAAGAATGCAGCAAAGGTAAGGACAAAGGCAAAGGCAAAGGTACGGGTAAGGGTACAGGTAAGGGTACGGGTAAGGGTACAGGTAAGGGTACGG